TTACAATTTGATAAACGCGTCTGCGTTGAACCAGATGATACCGTACTTACCAAATACTATACCAACACCGTTAGTTGCTGTGTCGTATTTATCAATCGTACCGTTATCATATCCTGCGGCGAAACGCATATAATCTCCGTTTTGACTTGGTGCGTTATTACCACGAGTGACGTTATCTAAGATAGCCAATGGAATACCATTCAAAGTCATGTCTGCGTCTGTACCACCAGCAAGCCAGTAGCTAATTGCTTGATAGTTGCCGTCATAGTCTTTGACAATCTTATCAACCTTGAAAGATTTGGTATTAGTAAAGTGATTACCAGCGTTTTGGAACTGTTGGATAGCTGATGACACCGACTGATTATTGGCTGGTTTAGTTGGCGTTACTGGTTGTGGGGCTACTGGGGTATCATCACCAACACCGTTAACCAAGTCACGATTAAACTTATCACGTGATACACCCCACTTTGCTAAGAACGGAATTGGGTCAACGTGATCTGAACCGTGACCAGTAGCCGAAGCATAATTGTGTGACTTAATACCAACCGTATTGAGGTTGTCAATCGTGTATGTGATACCAGCTTGCTTGGCTAGATAGCGAGCCAACCAGATATAAGCTGGATAAGCTTTATTAAAGTCAGCTTGTGATTGAATAGAACCTTCTGAAAATTCAATTGCTGCATAAGTTTCCCAGTTCCAATCACCACCAACGTCCCATGCACCACCGTTTGTATTCATCACTTGCCGAATATCGACTGCACCATTGGTGATTCCAACCAAATGTGTGTAGTTAGCTGCGTTATAGTGCCCCGCTAAATAATCGCGTTCATTCTGAACACTAGCGGTTGGATTGCCGGTCGAATGCATGTGAATTTGGTGAAAGCCCGGTTGTAGATTGCTGACATTATAGACATATCCGTTTGGCACTACAATATCTTGTTTAATTGTATATCCCATATGATACCTCCTTATTGTGCTTCTGTTGGTGTTGCTGCTTTGTTATCGGTAGCTGTTACGACTTTTTCTGCTTCTACTAACTCTTCCGCTGATACAACTGGCTTGACAGTATCCAGTGAGCCGTCCGCTTTATTCGTTGCATAAGCCTGCTTGATGTAAGCTAGGATTTGAGCTTGCGTAAACTTATCACCCAAACCATTTTCATCTAAGCGAGCTTTCACATCATAAGCGGCCGATTCTTGTTGCACCTTACCGTCACCAAGCAACGCCTGTGCCGACAATACCGCTTGACTTGCAAACGTTAAGATAGTTTTGATGTGTTCGTTCTTTTGAACAGACGCTTGCTTCTTTAAAAACTTTGCGCCGCCATAACCAAAACCACCTGCAAAGAATAAAAATACCAGTGTCTGGATAACTTTTAATGCTTCATTCATGAATATTTCCTCCTAATAAAAAAGCTAAGCATTACGCTTAGCTTCGTGTTCTACTTATCGTTTTTATTAAACAACGTGTGAATCTGTTCACCGTGAGTAGCTAAAGTAACATCATGTTGACTAAGATGTTTATTAAGCTCGTCAATTTCTATCTGACTTTTCGACAGCGCTGTGTTCAGTGCTCCAAAGTTTCCGTTTAATTCACTAATTTGCGTACTCAACGGATTAACTATCCACACTTTTACAACCGCTGTTAAAAAAGTTACAACCGCACTACCCACCGCTATCCAACCTAAAACGTCATGCGGAAATTCCATATTATCCCTCCGTTTCTGCCGGAGCGTCTGCGATAAGCGCTTGAATTTTAGTCTTAGCAGCCGCCTTAATGTCAGCTTCTGTTGATGTAATACTAACACCGTCTTTTGGTGTAACCTGCAAGTTACCGTTCAAGCTGTTTGGAAATGTGCCTGCATTAAATGAAACAGACGCATACTTTAACGTCAACTTACCGTCAACAAAGCTAAATTGTAAATCTCCAACTGTCATATTCATGATTATTTCTCCTCTGCTTTCTCAGTCTCTTCTCGTTCCTTTTCTTGATATTGCTCAACCAGTGATTCTAGTTGAGCTTTAACAAGTGTTAACGTTGCGTTTTCTTGTAATAATTTTTGAATTACTTTATTTGTGTCTGGTTGCATGATTATTCTCCTACTTTCGTACTAAGCATTTTTTCTGAAATGACATCGGCAATCTTATCGAGTTTTTGCTTACCTGTCATGTTTAACCACTCTGCACGAGTGATGACGATTGCACCATCACCGATAGAAGTACCGTTGTCAAACGTTACATTGAAGACAAGTTTCACCGTGTTAGCGTTACTATCCGGGATTTCATTTTTCATTTGAATGTTGTTCATTTGTTTTTATCCTTCAACCTTTCGATTTCAACTGCTTGTTCGTTCAATTTATTTCGCAAATCTCTGATGATAGGAATCAGAGCAACTCCTATCTTAGAATACTCAACACCTTCAACTTCATCGGTTTCTTCGTTTCTTGTTACAAGCTCTTCTAGTCCGGCTTTAACTAAATCTTCGGCAATGATACCGTAGTATCGTTTACCTTCCATATTAATTTGCCGTTCTGGTTCGACACCTGTCTCGTGGTAGCGTTCCAGCTGTTCTGATTCAAACTTATCGTTCCAAGTTGCTGGGTCGATAGTTAATAATTGATCACCTTGAATACTATCTGTTTCATGTTCAATGTTCGTCTTATACTTCGTAGCAGAAGATGATTTCACAAGAGCGCCATCTGAAGAAACATAAACATTAGCACCACCAGATCCGCCATGATTATAAACTGTGGTAGCATGCAAGTATTCAGCTTTGATGACAACTCGGTTTCCGTAACCAGAGCTACCGGTTGCGTTCGTTCCAACCCATATATAAGGAGAGGTGTTCAATATTTGCCACGTTGTTTCAGTACCTCCAGCCACAACTACTCCTCTATCTGCGCCAGACACTTTAGTTGGTAGCCAAGCACCATCAAAAGCTTGCCCTGTATAAAATCCGCTAAATGATTCCGTGCCTATTGGAGCTGGAAATATGTTCTTTGCATTTTTAGAGTTGGATATCGATACGCTATCTCGACCGATAATTGCCGCTCCAGCCGTGCTTTGACCACGGTTGTTGGACATTTCCATATAAGGGCTTGTTTGCAAATCGAAACTATTAGGAGCAATTAATTGAATCATTCCTTGTTTGATTAACGCCCTAGTATTATCGTTCGCAGTTGAAATGTATCCCTGATCGATATTGATATCCGTGGTGTAATCAGAACTGTTAATTCTACCTTTCTGAAAAACGACCGAACCGGTATTCAGATTTATGTTCAAGTTAGCACCAGAAATAGCACCAGATACAATGTTATTTGCGTTAATGTTAGTGATGTTGACTTGACTACCATTTAACGTCCCAACAGTGATGTTATTGGCATTAACTTTCATGGCATATATCTGCTTAGTCCAGAAGTCACCAGTTACAGCTGTATCTCCATCTAATACAATATTCTCACCAGCAATTTGAACACCAGAACTATCCTGATTGATTAAACTAATAATCTTGCCGTTGTTGTCAGTCAGTGCTGAACTTATCTGTGTCGCCGTCTGTGTCTTAATACTTGTGGCTAACGTGCTACCTGTGATGATAGACGTTTTGCTCAACGCTGTTTGGAAGTCGGACGAGATGTTACCACTTGAATCACGCACGAAGTTAGATATGCTGTCTGCGGTGATTTTTACTTGCGCAAGGGCTGCGTTGTTGTTGTACGATCCAGCAACATAGTCACTCACCGTCGTGCCATTCACCATTATTGGTCTACTTATATTAAAATAGCCACCACTGTTTACCCATAGCCACAAGTTGATATATACCGCACCTGTTGGAACAGCAATATTATTGCTAACAAAGCGTCTATTGATTCCATCTGGCGTATATGCCCCCAAATATATATTAGTTGCAGCACCGCTATCATCATAGAAAGTCAGCCCTTTACTTTGCGGTTTATCTTTCTGAGATTGGCTCGATTCAAAACTGATTGATAAAGATTTCATCCCAGATATATTGACCTTTTCAGATACAATAAACCCTTGAAATGCGGGCTTTAGTTGTAGGACTCTATTGAGACCGTTATAGTTATTCGTAGAATAAAGATTTCTATCAATTTGAGCAAAGTTTTTTCCGAAGTACCACCCTTGCAAATCTGGTGTAAATTCTGTATTAAATAATAGATTCATTTGTCCCATTGCATTGACAGTCTGTTGCAAATCAGAAACAGTAGCTGAAGCTCCATCAGCCGTTGCCTCAACCTTAGTAAACCTTGTGTTTAGTGTTGACTTATAGTCATCATAGTCAGTTTGACTAACTCTTGCAGTGATGTCATTAGTATTTTGTGAGATTGCTGATTCTGCTGCTTTAACTCGTTTATCATTGCTTGTCTGATAATTACCAACCGTAGTAACTACACCATCGGCTGTTGTTTGGGCTTTTGAAACAGCTGTGGTTAAATCACCGGTTTTCTTATCATAGTCGGTTTGTGAGACCTTAGTCGCTACCTGTTTCGCTGTCGCTGTAATATCAGCCTGTGCTTGACTGATTCGTCCGTCTGCGTCTTGTTTATAATTACTAATTGCCAATGCTGCATTATCAGCTGTCAATTGTGCTTTCGCAACTTTAGAATCGTTATTGTAATTACCTTCGACATACGAACCAACGGTTGCCCCATTAACTAAAATAACTTTTGATATATTTACATATCCACCACTGTTTATGTATATCCACAAATTTGCAAAAACGGATCCGTCAGGTACGGATATGGATTCTGAAACAAATCTTTGATTAGTTGCAGTTGGCGAAAATACTCCCAAATCTAAATTAGTTGCGTTACCAGAAGAATCATAAAATGTCATGCCTTTACTTTGGTTTTTATTAGATGATTGACTTGCCTCAAATCCAAGAGAAAGTTTGCTTATACCAGATATATAAATTTTTTGAGATACAAGGAATCCTTGAAACGCTGGTTTAAGTTGCAACACCCTGTTAGAGCCATTCATGTTGTCCAATGTATAAAGACTCCCATCTATGTTTTGAAAATCTTTACCTAAATACCAACCTGTAATATCCGGACTGTATTCAGTGTTGATAATTAGGTTTTTTTGAGATAAGTCGTTTATTTTGGAAAGGGATTTCGACACGTTAGTTTCAATCCCGTCAGCACGAGTTTGCAATGTAGTAATGCTAGTGTCTTGCTGACCTTGTTTCGTTTGAATGTTGCTGACTGTCTGCTTAGTGCCGGAAGCGTCTGATTCGATAGTATTCATACGAGAATCTTGCGAAGTATCGGTTTGTTTAATAGAAACAATATCTGTTTTAGCTTGATTGGCTGTCTGCGTAGTTGATGTTAAGTCTGTCTGGAGTTGACCAGTCTTAGTATTATAATCAGTTTGACTAACCTTAGTTTTCAGACCGTCTACTGCTTGTTGCGCTGTGGTTTGAGCTGTTGATATACCACCATCTGCGCTTGACTTGTTCTGTGTGATTGTCGCACTCAAACTATTAGCTGAACTACTAATCGCTGTTCTAATAACACCATCAGCAGATGAAGCAGCAGACATTGCGTCAGCCTTAGCTTGATTAGCATAAGTTTGTGCTTGTGAATTAGCAGCAGCTACCGCAGCGTTACGTTCTGACGCTTCACTAGCAATACTGTTCGTTAGGTCTGTTTTAGCAGCAGACAAGGCGTTTTGTGCTTGCGTAAATTGAGACGTTGCAGCACTCTTAGCATTTGCCTCTGCTGTACTAGCCTGTGAAGCTGCCTGTGACTTTGCTGTGGCAATATCACTTGACAGGGATTGTTTTACTTCATCAGTGTGTGCTTTTGCTTGTGTGACTGCGTCATCTACGGCGTTAGCTATTTTCTCTTGCGTGTCCGAATCTACTAAATCAACCCAATTGCCATTAACAAAAACCTTAATGCCTGATTTGTCACCGTTTACCCAAAACCAAGTGTCGCCTTCCTGTGGGTGTGATGGTTCAACGCTACCATAGTAATTTGTACTCTTACCATCTGCACTCACCGCCACAGCGTCCGCTTGATTTTGAACAGAAATAATCTTGTCCTGCAAATCAGATAACTGTGTTCGAGAACTGTCAGCAAACGACTGCTTAGCCGTCCCAACCGTCATTTTGGTAACTCTATCTAAAATAGGATCGTAGTGTAGTTCATTGACAATAGCTGTAACATTCACACCGTATTCTGGAACATAAACGGTCACGGTATCGGTCAATGACACGCTCTCTAGGTTTTTGAACTTGTCCTGATAGTCTGCGCTATCCTGCAAGCTCAAAACGTCAATATCTATCGTGACTGTTGGTTTGTCTCTGCCTGTGTTAGCGCTTTGAGTGAACCAGCCTTTAGCCGCTGCGTTCAAATCAGCTACTGTCTTGATAGTGTCATCAGTAAATTCAAGCGGCAACGTGTAAATCTGTTCATAATTGTTGATATATTGAGAATCAACCGGTGTACCTTCCAACGTTGTGGTTGTTTGGTCATCGTTTTGAACTGATTTTGTGGGAATAATGCGCGTTACCAGTGAACTGATGTCAACACTATATTTCAGACCAGCTATATTCTTACCAAGTCTAAAAGTCGCAACATTATCACGACCACGTCTGTTAAACATGGCTACTCGCCTATTCTCACGTTTTAATTCACCGCCCCATATCTGTAAGAATGAGCCAGTTGTTCCCATGATGGATTCCATAGGATTTACGTAATCGAGTGACGTTGTCGATGAGGTTGCTATATCAGAATAAAAGGCAAAAATTGACGGATTCACAATAGCGTTCTTAAGCGCTGTCATAAACGCTTGCCCGTTACCTGAAGCAACTAGATGTTTAACAACATTATGTGTTAGATCATAGGTAATTGAATCTGCTTCAATTGTCACCGCATAACCACTGATGTCAAGTTCTGTGCTAACAATTCTGAAAGCGTGAACATCATCTCGTTGATTAGGTTTAGCTAGAATAATACGACCAACCGATATATCAGCATACCGTAAACCAGAAACTGGATAACTAGCCGTTAATTGTAGTAAACCGTTGCGTTGTTCTTCTACATCAACGTCATAGATTTCAACAAGTGAGCCAAGACCTTGTGAGGTGAAATCAATCTCATCTTTTTCATATAAAATTGGTGTCATAGTGTCCTCCATCTTGGTTCTACTTCAACAGTTCCACTGTTCACCGATACGGTGTTTGTACCCGGCTTCAGTAGCGGAAAATTACCAATAGCCATTTTTGCATTCTCATTAACAACCGTTACACCGTCCATTCGCCAAACCGTTTGTAGTGCTGAATCAAGTTCAATGCTAGTCGTGACATTTGTTAGTTTCGTAACAACACCGTTGACCGTTAGATTGATTGCACCTGTTCCTTTGACAATGAAATGCGGTTTTGCATAATATAGTTCTGGATTAGTCAACGTCAGCGATGTTCCGGAAACATTTGCTACGTTCAACAAATACTTATATGGCGCTGCACTAACTTTAACCTTGTATATTCTTGTAGATGAAAATACAAGCGGTCTGGTCACTTCTACTGCGTCCGTTCTCACGATTTGATACTGGTACTGGTCATCAAAATAAAAAGTTGCAGGCACGTATTTACCAGTGTCTAACGCAACCATGAAAGCAGTATACCGTGACTTTCGTTGCGCTTCTGTATCGGCTTTAATTGAGAACTCAAACTCGAACTCTCGATTAGCATAATTACCGTCATCAAACAAAATAGCACGATCTAAACCGACCGCACTATCGTTCAACGTTGTTTTTCGTTCTGGTATACCGGTATCAAACCAGTTTGTAATCACAGCTCCATTGGCAGAACCAACAAAACCGTTGATATTAAAATCTCCTCGTCTCACTGATTAACCTCCTATCGCTCTAGCTTTAGAATTTTGAGCACGTGTGATGCCATCTGTTACAGCGTCTGTTAGCTTCTTTATCGTTTGTGCTGACGTATCAGCCATAACTTGAACAGTCACGTTGATGGTGTCGCCACCTAATCCACCTGTGGCTTCGGCGATTCCTTTACCAATACCACCTAGCGTTTTTGCATTCAACGGCAAGGCTGCCTCCGGTCCTGCTTCACCAACACCGTTAAATCCTCCAGGCGCTGCAAACATGGTAGGCTTGTTGAAAATACCACCCTTTGCATACCAGTTAACGCCAATATGAGGTATTTTACCCTTTAACGGATTAAACGAACCCGACAAACTAAAGTGAGGTAACGGGATATGTGGAATATCAATTGACGGAAACCTAAGCCTAAAATTAAACAATCTTTTAATCGAGTCAACAATTCCAGAAATAACACCTTTTGCTGCTCGAATAGGTGCTGTGATAGCTGACTTAATACCGTTCCATACGCTCGTAGTAACCGACCTGATACCATTCCAAACATTACTTACCGTACTCTTAATACCATTAACAACAGATGAAATGGTTGACTTAATACCGTTCCAAACAGAACTAGCTGTCGACTTAACAGCATTGAATACGGAAGACGTAACGGATTTGATTCCGTTCCATACTGACGTTACAACAGACTTGACAGCGTTGACAACACTAGATATTACCGACTTTATGCCGTTCCATACGCTTGACGTGACGGATTTTATAGTGTTAAAAATGCTGCTCGTTGCGCTACTTATTGCATTCCATACATTCAAAATAATAGGTTTGACAGCATTGACAACGGTTGAAATAACAGATTTAATTGCGTTCCATATCGTTGTGATAACTTCTTTGATAACGTTCATAACGATTGTAATAATATTTTTCCAACCGTTTATTTCGCGTGTTATGAAAGCGCTAATAAAACCTATTACAATCGTAAATACTGTTTTGATACCATTCCAGACCGTGGTTAAGAAATCTTTGATGGCGTTAAACGTAACAGTAAAAACCTGTTGAATAATTTGCAGAATAGGTGATAAAAACGTCATGATTGCTGTCATTATACCAGTTATAACGGCTTTTATGATTTCAAAAGCTAGTCTCACTGGAACTGTTAAAATATTGAACGCCGATATAAAAAGCGCCTGCAAAACTGCAAACGTGACTGTGAAGAATATTTTAATCCCATTCCAGATTGTTTCTATAACCGCTTTTATTGCATTCAAGACGGTTGAAACAACGGTTTTTATCACGTTCCAAACTGTTGTTATGGCTGTTTTAATTGCATTCATAACGGTTGTAATGATGATAGTCCAACCTTGGATTTCCATCTTAATAAAATTACCAATAGCTGTTAGTACTGTTGTGAAGACGTTTTTTATACCATCCCACAGGCCACTAAAAAACGATGCGATGCCAGTCCAAGCTGTTTTTAACCAGTCCATAAACGACTGCCACATCTTCTTCCCTGTTTCTGTCTTTGTAAAGAATATAACCAGCGCCGTCACTATTGCCGCTATAGCCGCTATCACAATTCCCCACGGTCCGCCCGCAAAAGCAAGCTTTAGCAGTCCCATAGCCCCTTGCGCCTGTGTGATAGCTGTTTTCATTTTTATGAAAGTGCCTATAACAGAGGTCACAACCGACACAGCTTTAAAGGCCACGAAAAAAGTCCCTACCGCTGCTGCTAAAGGAACAAAAAAATCTTTATATTTAATCAAAGTTTGCATTGCAGCAATCAAAACTTTAAAAGCGCCAACAACACCATTAGAAATCGTATTGATCATATCAGTAAAGTTTGCTTTACCAATTGAATTAATCACATCCTGAATACCAGTAACAACGTTAGCTTGCAAGTTCCCGATTGCCCCTTCGAACGTTGTAGTTGCAGTAGCAGCTTCTTTTGCTGCGTCTGTCATACCTAGCTGTTTCAAAGCCGTATTGAACTCATCGGAAGTAATTTGCCCATCGGCCATTGCATCACGAAAGTTTCCTGTATAGGCGCCATTTTTCTTCATGGCTTCTTGCAATTTACCTGAAGCTCCAGGTATTGCATCAGCTAACTGGTTCCAGTTTTCTGTCGTTAACTTCCCGGCACCAGCTGTTTGGGTCAGAACCATAGCTACTGAACCAAAAGTATCCGCATTTCCTCCAGCTACGGCGTTTAGGTTTCCAGCTGCTTCTGTCAATCCTGTGTAATCTTTGACACCGTTAGCCGCTAACTGAGCCGTGGTATTTGAAACGTCACCCAAATCATAAACAGTGTCGTTTGCATAATCTTGAACTGACTTTTTAGCGGCATCTATCTGATCTTTACCAAAACCAGCAAACTTCATCGTGGAATCAAACTTATCCATAGCGTCAGAAGCTTCAACACCTTCAGAAACTAAATCGCTTAGTCCGCCTGTTATGCTTGATACAACATTAGCCCCAGCGCTTGCAACAGCACCCAGAGATAACTTTTCTTTAAAGCTACCAAAGACTCCGTCTGCGTTTTTCGCTTCTGTGCTTAAATCGCCGATAGACGATTTCAACTCGTTAATTCCTGATTTGCCACTATCGACTTTATCTAGCGATTGTGTCAATTTTGACATGTCAGAACTTGCTATACCTGCTTCTTTAGCAATCATTTGCAAAGCTTTATCCATTGATTCGGAACTAGCTGTACCATTTTTGATTGCGTTTACAAGTCGTGTGCCAATAACACTTTTAAAGTCGTCAATTTCAGTTCCAGTTGCTTTAAAGAAAGTCTCTAGTCGTTTTGTTGATTGGCTCAATTCTTGCTGACTATTTGCAGCCGTTGAAAGTTGAGACTTATACCCTTTTAACGTCGCTTCGGTTGAAGCTATTTCACGTTGAAACGCACGATACTGTTCTTCTCCGATGTCACCTTTAGCGAACTGCGCATCAACTTGTGCCTGTGCGTCTTTTAATGTCTTTAATTTGTCGCCTGTTTGAGAAATTGCTTGCGCTAACAGTTTTTGCTTTTGAGCGATTAGTTCCGTGTTACCTGGATCTAATTTTAATAGCTTGTTAACATCACGCAACTCGCTCTGTGTCTTATTTGCGCTAGAGTTGACACTAGACAGCGCTTTATCCAAGCCTTTTGTATCACCGTTAATTTCAATTGTGATACCTTTGATATTTCTAGCCATAGTCACCTCCTAATTTATGTACAAAAAAAGCGCTATTAAGCGCTAAATTTTTAAAATGAATCAAACATTGCCTGATTAGCCTTAACTTTCTTATCTTTTTGACTATCAGGCGTTTCAGAATTGACATACTCAGTGATATAGTCCATCACTTGTCCTATATCCATCATCTGCATTTCTTCAAATGAAAGACCAGCCTTTTTCGCAACATACAGATAACTTTCATCATCAAACGCTTCGTCACTCTCTTGACTGGTCTTTAAGCTTTTTTTGTTGTCACTGAACGCATGACTAATTCCATGACATCACCGAGGAAATCAAACATTGGAAATTCAGTGAAATCAGCAAGCCATTCATCTAATGGTTTTAAACTCATGTCTGCGTTCTTTGCATATACCCAAACGAAGTTATACATAATTGCAATATCTCCGTTTTCAAACAATGGTAACAATGCAGCCATTTCTTGACCTTTCTTCGATTTATTAGCCGTTTCTGCAATTTTTAAGAATTGTCCCAAGTCTGCAAAAAAATCACGTCCGAATGCGTTCTTATAAATGATTGGTGTTGCACCACTCGAAATTAACTTTACGTCTTTGCCATCGATATTGATTGTTTTTTCCATTTTTTAACCTCTTTCATTTTGGTATGTACGTGGGATAACCCACTTTGTTATTAAACACCCAATCCAGATGTTGTACCATCAAAAACCTTGTCATACCATGCTTTGTAGACCTCATCAGTAGTTTTTGAATTAGTCTTAGTCTTAACATCACCAGTATATGGATCAGGCGCTGCTGTAAATTCAAGCTCTTGCGTATTCACATCGACCTTGTCTTCCTTAGACTTTGAACCATCGCCGGGACGTGATAATGACACGTTGAACAACAAATGACGCGTTGCTTTTTGGTCACCATCAAACTCAAACATTAAAGCAATACGCTGAATTTTTGAGTTAGCATTCTCTGTTGAAACACCTTTACTGTCGTCAATACCTAGGACTTCTTTTTCAAACGCTTCTGTCAGCTTGGCAATAGTCAGCTTACCTGTGTAACCTTGGTTATTGTCGGCGCTGAAATATTTTGTGTCATCGGCATAAAACTCGATACCATCACCATTTGCATCTAAAGTTAATTCTGTTGCGCCAGGCAAAGCAGCCGGTGTTCCGTAGGTAATCTTCTTCCCATCATCGGTAATAACGGCGTAGTGCGTATTTTTCAAGCCAAATGTTACTTTGTTTTCACTTGCTACCATTTTATTTCTCCATTTCTAAATCAAATTCATAAATTACTTCGTACATCTTCTCATCGTCAATGTACTGCTCACTGATATATGGCACGATATCCAAACCGTTCAAAAATGACTCAACACGTGCTTCCAAGTCCTCATCTTTTGAATCAGTGTATAGTTCGATGTTCATTGAACGCACTTTGAAATAACTTTTGTCATCAGCTATCATGTCATCACGTTCAACAACGTAATACACGGTATAAGGCAAGGAAGGCGCTTTACCAACTGTCCAATGATGATAAACAGACGGTAAACCAGTAGCATTTTTAAGTTGTTGATAGAAATCACTTAATTTCATGACAGTTCCTTTCTGACAACCGCTTCAAATTCATTGATAACCATTTGCTCAACTGGTTTAATGTGCGTGAACGCTTTAGACCGTCCGCCGTTTCGCAGGGCATGACCAAACTCAAGTAAATGAGTGAGTGAAGCGTCCGTTGCGTTGAAAACAACATAATTATTACCGACTTTTTGCAAGCGCCACCCTTTACGATAGCGTCCTGTTTTGTTATCAAAACTACCTGCATTGCGTAACTCTTTAACAGCTTTCTGACCAACCTGTTTCTTAGCACTTTCCAAATCACGTTCAACATCTGAACTGTATTGCTTCAGGTGTTGCGCTATTTCCTGTGCAAGGTTAATTTCCGCCATTAGCTATCCTCTTTGTTAAGTAAACTGTTGTCTTATCGCCGCTTTGCTGTGTGCGGTAAATGTCATACTCTTGACCAAGATATTCAGCCTTTTCTTCACCTGAATAATCAATCGTGTTGACTTGAAATGAATATTCTGGCTTTAGACCTTTTTGAGCAGCAGCTGAAAATTCAGCACGACCAACTGTAAATGGATTAGCATACACTTTGCGCTTCGTTTTGATTGGTTTGTAGTTACCAATATCATCTTGACCATCAGTTTCTGTGATTAAATACAAAGGCTTATCCCACTTCATAATCAGCACCCTGCAAGTATTGTGTTGACACACTTAACTTGTCCTTTAACTGTTTATATAATGCACCAAATCGTTCAGCGTCAGGATTGTCATAACCCCAATTAGCTTTCACATAAAGAAGCACAGCCTGCGTAATCAATGCGTTATCATTTGAATCAGCTTTATCAACCAATCCAAATATTTTCAGGTCTGCACGAGCTGCCAAAATCAAATCGTTCAATTCTGTATCAAGTTCATCATCAACAACAGTAGAACGAACAGCTACCTTTGCCTTATCAAAAAGTGAGTCTTTTTCTTTTGTCATAAAGACCTCCTTAATGGGCTTCACACCCCATTCGACAGATTTAAGCGTCTGTGTCGTTGACCAATACTAACAAGTTAGCCTTTACAGCGCTTGAAGGATAAGATACACCATGCGCATCTAACCACGCCTTAATTTCAGCAACTGTATTAGCGTCAGTTGGTTTAGCCGGCGTTTCATCAGCTAAGTTATTAGCCTCCAATGGGCGTGTCAGTGATTGTGACAAATACACCAGCGGCCGCATCTGCTGAAGAAACACCAAAGCGCAATACACCTTGCAAAAGTTGACCATAGACGTCATTATCAACCCAACGGACTGCTGCGTCTGCACGGTTTGCAAACAATGAAGCGCGCTTCAAATCACCAATGAACAATTGCTTAACACCATCAATACCACCGAATGCAGTGTCTTCAACAACAGTCAAAGGCTTACCAAACAGAGTCGTACCAGTTGCGCTACCAATTTCTTCTTGCAACAAAGGACGACCAGTGGTGTCCTTCAACAAGTCAAGTGCATTGTAAGCAGAAGCTGTCACAACCCATGACAAGTTATAAGCCGGATCGAACTCAGTATTCTTAATAGTCTTCAAATCATCAACCAAAGTAGCCGATTTTACTGACTTAGCTTTGAACTTTGAAAGCACAGCGGCAATTTTTTCATTGGAAGTGTTGACCTTAACTTGGTTAACCCAGTTTGATACCAACGCAACCAAATCTACTTGTGCATCTGCGATAGATTCTTGTGATACTGGAATGTAACCACGATAAGTATCAACAGACCATTCAACATTAGTAAATTCAGGCTTTCCCAATTCTGGGTTCTTAGCCAATTCTTCAACAGTTGGCAACTTTGTTGAAGCACGCTTCAAGATTGGGTAAGTTCCCTTTGAGGTCGTAACTGCTGTCTTAGTTACTAAAGAAGACAAATCAGTAACCGTGTCAATGGCAGCTTCTGGGTTGTAAATGATTTCTTCTGGGATAAGCGCACCAACATCAGTTGATGTAATTCCTGCACGAACTTCGCCCTTAGAGTGTAGAAATTCATTCATTAAATCACGGTATTCTTTTTTTGGTGTTGCTCCTACTGGTTGTGGCACGTCACGTACCTCCTTTTCTTTTTCATGTGAACGTTGTTGGTCGTCATCTGGATTAGCAGGTGGTGTTGGTTGGCTGTCATCTGGCTTACCAGCGTCTTTGCCATCGCCCTTGTCTTCCTCATCGAGAGTATCAGGCATGGCGTCAACCAATTCTTTCAACTTTTTGATGTCTGATTCATAATCACGAACTTCAGTCATCAATGAGTCAGCGTTATCTGACTTATCAGCGACCGCTTTACGTGCTTCTACGATTTTTGATCGCAGTTCTGTTTGCTTTTGAGCCAACTCTTCTTGAATTGTCATACTAAATCTCCTTATAATTCACGCTCAATGGCGTTTAATTCGATAAGTTCAAGTTCTGACGAACGATGTAACTTATCACGTTGTGCAATGGCAACTTTTGTGTCTTGGTAAGCAGGAATAGGCGTTAATGTGATTTCAAACAGCTCATCAATTTGAAGAATTGTCCGAATGTCACCATCGCTCCCTGATTGCCAATTTTCATCAGCAACCGTAAACCCGAACGACATGCCTTGAATATTGCCAACTCGAATATCTTCAAGCACATCATTTGCAAGGGTTGTGTTTGGTAAAGTTGCATTAAAAAAGACGCCTGTATCATCTACCCCAATGGATAGTGTGCCTGCGTCCACACGTGCCAGTACGTTGTTAAAATCATGACCATAGAGTAAATACACGTTATCTAAAGAAACGTCCTTAAATGCGTTCTTATCGACATATTCGATAAATCCTCCTAGGTTCTGTGACGGCTTTCCAAATACCACTGGATAGCCTGTGATAGTTCTACCATCTGTTCCATCGCGTATCTCGATATTAGAAATACTATACGTTCTGATTTCCTGCATTCGTTGACTCCTTTCCTGCTGCGTTTTCTTGACCAACGGCTTTGATTAAATCAGGTGTGACCAAGTCACTGTGACTGTCTTTAAGAATTTCAAGACCAAGCACAGAACTAATTGCACCGCCTTTAATCAAGTTGGTTGTCCGTTGTTCAAGCATTGCACCATCTAAGTCAGTAGCTTCACGAATATCAGCAATAATATTCTCACCATACTTCATAGACAGCTCTTCCAATGCTGGTGCTAGATAACGACCTATCGTATTGTTATAAGTCGCTCGTATCTGATCAGCGTTAGAATGTTCCGACTCGCTACCTAACATGTCGGAAGGCAACATAAACGCCTTAGCAATTTGAGCACGAGTCCAATCAGTAGCAGTCAATAATTTAGCAACATCACTTTTTACTTCCAACTGTGAATAGTCAAAAGTACCGTCCATTACCATTATTCGACCAGCGTTTTCACCTGTGTTGGCTGCTTCAAAAGCAGTACGAACAGCTTCACGACCCTCACTGTTTAATTTGTTGCCAGTATTGAGTTTTAACATTGCACTAGGGTTAGCTGACTTGTTAAACACAGAGTTAGCGAGTTTGTTATTGCCAGATTGTAATGTCAATTCGTCAACTAGTGCAGTTAAGGGACTTTTACCAGTTAAGCCACCGTCAGTTGAAAGCAATTTCAAATGAATCACGTCATCTGCTGGCACATTTTTCAAATCATCTTCTTGTGTGCCGTTAAAAGTAATGTCATAAGTAGTGACCTGTCCGTCATCACTTAGATATTGACTAATATGCGACGGTGAAACAAATTCAAGATATTCACCTGACCCATCTAATCGTCTCAAGGCATAAGCGTTACCAGTCAACAACATTTGTGCAATCATCGACTGGAAAAAGTTAAAACGGTTAGTAACTCGGCTTGGTTTGCCTAACAATTTATCAATCTTTTGCTTCTCTGGTGCATGGAACTTAACGCGAGCAATATCGGAACTGATGATATTAACAGCAGTCCATACATCACTATTTTTTAATGCTCTATCAGCACTAATATATCCGCTACCTAAGACCATTTTACCGCTTGACAACGTGTATGAACTTCCCGAACCTCTAATAGGTTGGCTTCTTTTTTCAAAAAACATCATTCACCTCCTTTATTGGAACGTGTGAAGTAACTAATCAACAACAGAAACGCTCCTAACACTACAAAACCAACGATTAAGTGCAATAAAAAAGCAGCATACGTAATCGCAGCCGCTCCCAATAGTGAAGTAATGTCTGATATGTTTTTAAACAGCCAATTGACTGTATTTTTAATCATTTTCAAAATCCAAAACCTCCACTTGTAAAGTATTCATTAATCTGGTCGTCGTTCATTCTGTCAAAATCGCTCTTCTCTGTTTCTGCGAAGTCTTCAAAATGATAAATACCTTGTTTCAAGGCGTCAATTAAGGCATCGACTAAATCAATCTTTAACGTTGCCTTGTTTTTATCAATTTTGATACCGTTATTGTCACTTGTGACTACTGCGTTCATCAACGACTTCTCCATCATCGGATCATTAAGCCGTGTGATACGTCCCTCAATGAAACTGTTCTGCAGCCACTTTGTTGGCTCATTCAAACTGAGTGAACCTTGTCTAACCGGTAGCATCGTCCAAGTTGTCGCTTCTTCAATTGTTTGAATAAAGGCGTAAGCATGTGCCGAATCATAAGCAAACACCAAAACTTCAAGTTCATACTCTTCCACAAAGTCCATTAACCACTGATAGACAAATCCATTGTCAATTAAGCCACGTCTGTGTTGTGTAATGTCAGCAAAACCTTTAGCTTCCATATCTCGGTAGTTAATACCATCTTGTTTTTCCTTAGCTTCAATATTTCCAGCCTTATGCCAAGGTATAAACGAATGTTGATACAAATGGAATCGTTGTTCACCATTTTCGTCAATATATGGGAACACAAACGCCAATGCTGCGTCATCACTCGTCATAGAATTATCAAAACCGACGTATACTTGGCGTTTATGCATGTCAAAGTCAGGAATAATTGCATTTTGAACATCTTCTAACGAAAATGCAGCGTTTTCTTCCGCATTTAGCCAAATATTCATGTTTTTTACAAGAAAATCGTTGATTTTTCCTTGTGACATGAGTGTATTTCGCTCTGAAACCAGACCATTCAACAGTTTCATGTGCTGACTTTCAAGACCTAACAATGGGTTTGACTTCTCCCAAGTCTCCGGTTTAAACACTTCATCAGGGCTATCTTGTGACCAAACAGCCAAAAAGAAGTCGTCTAGCTCATGCGCACCGCTTTTAATGTCATTGGCAACGTTTTTAATATCCTCGCGCAATGGCGCATTAGGGTTTTGATACGCTGTACTAATCATTAAGAACAACGCTTCTTCAATTTTTACCTGACCTGATGTAATTTTACCAAAGGCTTCACGGCTTTTTTGGTCACCCGCCTCATCGAATATGGCAGTAGTAGCGTGGTAACTATCAAACTTACCACCATCTGCCGACAACCGCTGAATAACATTGTTTTTTGACTTCATTGTGATAGTTTCGTATGTATCAGCAATATCGTTGTTAAGATTTTTAAAGACACCGTTGCGCATTTTGTTAATCGTGCCACGGATATATCCATACAACTTCTTTGATTGTGCAACTGTGTTAGAAGCTACGATAATATCTTGGTTATTCTTTTTATAAGACTGTACGAAAAAGTCATAAGTTGCCAGAACACTAGCTATATATGTTTTCCCTTGTCCACGCGCGATACTAGCTATTGCCTTTCGGTAACGCTTACCGCCCGTCTCCTTGTTTCGCCAACCCACCAATGAACCTAATATAAATATTTCCCAATCCATTAACGGCAATGGCACACCAGCATCTGGATCGGGAACATATTGCGCGAACAATAAAAGACCATCAACGTAGTTAGAATCAAATTCATAATCCCAATCTTTACGTTTCAGGTCTTCAAGGTGGCGTTTAGCACTCAATATTAAAAGTTCACCAGCTACTCGTTTTCCACTCACAACATCTTGAGCATATTCTGTTACTTTATCCATTATTACCCTCCCATCTTAGCAACAATGTCATCTGTTTCATCATCATCATTTTCAAAATTGACATCAGCTAAAATAGAACTACGACTAATTGGATCTAATCCCAATGACGAACCAAGCGATTTAATGTTTTTTACTGCATTATTCAAAACATCAACAGCTGGGTTCTTTTTCATTTTGTCATCTTCAAAAATAACCACGCCATGCTCATTAATGACTTTACGAGCTTGACGACTAACAGAAACTTGTACAACAAATTCTTCAAGGATAGAACTGTCTAGGTCTTTCAAAATACCTTTACTGTTAAACTCTTGAACGATATGCTTATACAGCGTCTTCTCTTCCGAAGTTAAGCGAGACGGCGGTGATTTAATTGCTTGAAAGTCGCCATTGTTTTCAATAGCTCGTTTTGCACGTTCTGCACGGTCTTTATGTGGTGAGTTGACATTATTTAATTTTGGTTTACGACCTTGACCTGGTGCATTAGCCACTAAATCACCTCCTTTTCAAATAATTAATTTTGGCACTTGTACAGAAGACGAGAGCTATACTACGTTTTCCTTTTGTCGTACCCATAGCCCCCCATATTAAGCTCATATAGACGTTTTAAACCTTTTTAAGTATAAATACACCTAAATACAATTAAACGCCTTAAATCGTCTTTAATTCATTAAATTTAATCGGAATATATTTTATCTCTTTAACAGGCACAGCACTCTTATTGATAGTGTTCTTCTTGCTTGTCCCATAGTATGTTTGTTCCCACTCTGTCTTAGCTTTGTGTGAAGCCATAGATGTTAGTACAAGATTGTTGATATCATCTTTCAACTCTGGTGCAAACTCTATTGGCACAATATGGTCAACCAACTTACCAGGTACTACCAGACCATCACGCAAAGCATATTGATCTAAGCCATTGTCACGTTCGATAACTTGCTTGCGTAACTGCTTCCATTGCTTAGTCTGATAGAAAGCAATGCGTTCCTTAGTTTTGTTATCATGTTGTCGCTTAACGTTGTATATCTTATCAAATCGCTTTGTGTCTCGGGGATGAAATGCAATATGTTGTGTACAGTACCTATCATCAAACGGTATCAGCTTATGACAACCTTGATGTGCGCATGTGTGTACCTTACTTCCCATTAACTATTCCTGCGTTGTTTCTAAACATATCTGTCGCTATGTCTTTAATCTCAAACTTATCGTAGTCAACATCAGGTGCAGACATTTGTTCGTCAGTTCCTAACGCACTACTTATCCGCTTACCTACTACACTGATTGCTTTGTTAAATCCTGTCATCACATTCTTAATTGCATTCCAAACGCCTTCTGATTTACGCCTGTTGTGCAAATACATTTCATGTCTTGCTCTACTCAACTGCTTACGTCTTGGGTGTCCTTGTTGCATATCATTCTCCTAAATGTGCCACTCGGCAACTAACTTGTCGCTATCATATTCAAGTGCATATAGTTCTTTCTTGGATAACGTCCAACCGTTCATAATCTCGTACTTATCATTGGGCTTAACTGTTCCAAGCTGTCGGCTAATCACACCACCCTCATCAACTATCTTTTCCTTGTGGAAGTGACCTTTGTGGATTTCACGACTGTGGGATAGTGACCAGACACCACCGAACTCATTTGCAAATAGAATAGGCAAGTTCTTAGGTGCTAAGTCACCGTGAGCCAACATGATACCAACATTATCCAATAAATAGGCGTCACGGAACTTGATATTGTTATGAACGACTACCTGTGGATATTTAGCTTGTAGGTACTCCATAAACGCAAACTCCATGTTGCCGGAATGGTTACCTGCCATTTGCTTAACGTATACTTTGGTGCTGCTTTTTAGTGTTGCTGTAACTAACACATCAAACAACCATTTGGCATCATTCCAAGCAGCCACCATATCGACATCTTGAAGTATTGTTGATTTAAGCGTTTGTGACGACCACATCTGACTAGAGTGGAACAGATCACCCAACTGTTCAATCACAATCGTTTTGTAACCCTTGTTAATGACATCTAGCATTCTGTCTAAGTGATTTTGAACATCTTGTTTCTTAGTCACACCAAAGTGCAAATCAGGGAGTGGAATCACTAAATTGTGAGCACTGTGCGCTACTTGCTTCACCGTGTACGGTTCGATTTCCTGCTTTAGTATTTCGGTAATATCTTCAAACGTTAATTCATCATCTGACTTAGGTTTAACCGTAATCTTAGACTGATACAAGTCAATCAAGCCATTCTCAACACTGTTCTGTTGCCAGAAGTTATTGCGTGCTGATACGATATCCCAATCATCAGGATTAAAGCCATGCGCTCTCAATACGAAGTCTGGGTCTTTGGCCTGTTCCTCAGTCATCTGCATTGTCGTAGATGATGTTGTGCTACCGTCCTTGTTGATGACGATTTCAGTACCACGTTTCACATCTTTAACTTTAGGTTTCGACTTACGCTTGTATTGGCTACTGGTTTGTCCTGTTGCTATAAACCTTGCTACCGTTCGTCTACTAAAGTTAGTGCCATATTCATCAAACATCTGTTGTGCAACTTTAGGAGATGATAAACCCTGTTTGCTCAATTCGATGATTCTATTCTTTTGTTCATCAGTCCAATTCAAACGAATCATCACTGCCACTTCCTATCTTCATAAAAAGCATCCTTGCGCTTGTCTGTATTAGACTTGCGTTTAGATGCTTTGTTTTGTTTCCTGCTATATTGTCTTTGCTTGTCAATTTTGCGATAAATGTTTAACTCATCATCACTAGCGACAAGGCCATAATCTTTATCGATTTTCATAGTTTACCCCGACCATCAATTATTGGTCCGATGTTAATCATAGATTCCAATGCATATTCAACCTTTTCGTTATCGCATACATAGTCTAATGCACTTTCATAGCATTCTTGCCTACTCTGCTTAGTCGTAATCATATAATGCGCAATCATAAGATTGAGCCTCTGCCAATAACTCATATCTGATATAAATTGTTTAATTTTTTCTTCATTCATAATTTACTCCAATAAAAAAGCACCCGTTAAGGTGCGTGTATCTCACATATGTAAAACAGGTCGATTTCGAACGGTTTAGTTTTAAGATGTTATAAACCCTATTGTTAGGGTGTTTGTATATTTGCAACCATCATTTTTGATGGTATCAACTATGTACGGTAAGACAGGCAAATGTCGTTACCATAAATTGTGTTTGCGTGTGACCGCAACGACAGAGCAAGGATTTGCACCTCAGCTTATCTCCGAAGATAAATAATGTCTCTTGTCCGACATCTGCCATAATGATAGATATTCCAACCTATCGTATTTTTACATACACAGTGGCTTTTTCCGAAGCGTGTGTAACGGAGTGATAAGAAAAATAAGAAACAGCATTGCTGACGTTTCGTAGAAAAGAATCACTCAATCTTTTTTCGGATATGCTTTTAATGGATTAGCAATAACCCTGTTTATTAATTATTCGATAATACTAATATACTGCATATATATTCACTGCGCTTATATTCAATCTCTACTGATTATCTACTGAAACTATCAAATTTAGCTCATCAACCGTCCACAATGCAAGTTTTAAATATGCAGTATTGAGTAATTTACTCAGGTTGGCACTTGAATAACCAGTTAAATCAGCCAGCTCATCAAATGTCATGTTCCGAAAGTGTCGATTGAACAATAAGTTGCCAAATCGTCCGTCCATGTTACGAATAGCCTTTAGAATACATTGTATCTTCCATTTAGCTATTTCTGATTCAGACATCTTTTCCATCAGTCGTATCGTTGCGTCTTCGGTATGATTACCAAACGAAGTGGCTTTTGGCATATCAGATATGACCGGTGAATGATACATCAAGTCATTACTCGTGAGATGTGCCAAGTCTATCAAGTCCTTAAATTCACTTGAACTATTTATAGCGGTTGGATCACCGAAGAAACTTGACACATTTTTAATTGTTCGTTTACGGTCATAATTCAACGCGTTGCTCCTTTAATCTCTTATATCTGTTACCATAGCCAACGATAGTGTGCACATAACAACTGGTAAAATCTTGAGTAGATCATGTGTAGCCCATACGATATTCAAAATTATCATCATCACATCTATCAAAACAACAGTAATTTTCATAGCCTTACTCATCTTGTTCCTCCAAACTCAATCGCATGCTGTAAGTTGTGTCCTATTTCAATCATTTGAAGACACTTTCCTGCTGGGAACAATCGACATAACAACATAACCGTCTTTTTGTTCATAGTCCGTAATGAATGTTACATCGAAGAATATAGTTGGTGCTTCCTGCAAATCAACATTGTGAAATCTTCCAAAAACGTCCTTTTTTGTATATTCTCGATAGTAGCTACTGTATAGTGATAGCGCCAAGACATCACCAACTTTAAAATCACGATCATTTTTTCGAATTTCAAACGTCTTCAATCCGCTCTTCACATCATCAAAATATTCTGTATCTAATTTCAATTCATGTATTTTCATCACTCGTCCTCCACTGGTAACTGCACCGCTTCTGTTAGTGGGTTAGTCCAAAGCTCTGCCTCTTCTTTGGTGTCAAATGACCTAGCATAATCGAATCCAAAATAATCTAAATCATCTAAATTATAGCCACTAAGAAAAAGATAATCCTCGTCCTCATCTTCTGGTTCTTTACTTCTCACAAACCACTTCATATTAGGGACAATCTCAATCGTTTCTTCTGGTTCCAAAGGATTGTAGCTAGCCCATAAAACAGCAAATTCATTTTGCTTTTCTTTATCTTTTTGTGTTCCAGTAAACAATCTATCGTACAACGTGATACGCAAATTAGTGTCAGCTATTTCAGTTATAGCGCTATATAAATCAAAATCTTTTTCAAATAAATCGTGAAACTCATCAAATTCCACTTGTGTCATCTTCACACGTGGGTGTAACTGCTCTGCTGTGTAAAGCGGTATCCCAATTCGTCCGCCTGAATGGCTATTGTCATTTGGTACGAGTCCAGCTATTGTTCCTTGTACTGTTTTCCACATATATGCTACTGGTTCATCAAATGTCATAAATTTATCCTTTACGATGTTGAATGATATAATCTATATCACTTTTTAATTCTTCAATTGAGCTTCTACTATATCTGCTAACATCACTCATATAGACTTCTTGATCAGCAAATCCTTTGTCTCCGGGAATGAAATAATAATAAATTCTAAAACCTTTGTACTGTTCAACGTCCATCACTTATCTCCTCTATGTAAAAACTCATGAATATCATTGCCGATATCATCATTCCACGCTCTAAACTTAATCCCTCGCATAACTATTCGCTCCATTCTTAAAATCCGTATACAACCAAAGCGCTTGGGAAAGGTGCTGTATTCATCGGTCGTCCACCTAATTCAAATTTCAAACGTCCCTTAATAAATTTAACTGTCGCCTTATCCTGAATGTACTCATGCCAATATTTTGTATCAGTTCTCGATGGTATCAACATTACGATAAATCTATTTGGATCACGCAAATGTTCTTCGTACGCTTTTTTTATAAAATTGCCGATATGTCGTCCATAGGGTGGGTTCATAAACACATTGCCACCCCATTTTTGTTTTAGCGCGTCATCGTTTTCTGTAAAGTAAGTATCAACTTTATGGTTTGTATCGCTCGCACAGACATCTAGATCAAACTTAAATTTTCTATTCAACTTATCAAAGTAATCTTTGGGCGTTTCCCAAGTCATGCTATCGGAACTAAACAATACTTTATCGACCATCATTCACTACCAATCCCACGCTCTGTAAGCTAACTATTTTCATCTCATCACACTTTCTTATGCCTCCACCCACCCTGTCGGTTACAGGGTTACTCAAATTACCCCTTTACCCTTACCTTATATAAAATATATATATATATATAGTTACTTTAGTAACTAGTAACCATGTAACCTCCGCCTTACTCTCACAAGATTTTCAGTGGTTACAAGTTCGGTTACGACTAATTTTTGATTTTGTGCCGTGTTGATTTATCAACGTTTCGATTTTTTATAATTACAATTTGATTTTTGATAATCTAATTGCAACCATAAATTCACTGATTTGAACTTGTTGCAAAATAAGTCTTGTCGTAACCAATTTTCGCTATTTTAGTAACCGTTCAAATATATCTGCCTCATCTGCTTCGTTTAGGCTTTCGTCATCATTAACCATTACACGTTTTGATTTACCATCGACCTTAACGACTTTCTCTCGATAGCCAATTGCACTCAATGCATCAACGATTTTGCGATTGATGAAACGACTTGATCCAGAGTCTAATAGTGTTGGGTCGTTTGATGTCATGAATAAGAAAACGTCTTTCTTAGTAAACGAATCAGTTTGCCGTTCAACAAATTCTCTAATCTTGTCAACAAACTCACCATCACTCGTCAACTCATTAATCGTTTCGGCCATTGTCTTGCCAATCGACTTATCAAATCGTCTTGCGTCTGCTTGTAATTTGTCCCAATCAAATTCATGTACCGCCTCACCAATTATCTTGCTTGCTTCAATATTTGTGATAGTTGCTGGGTGTCGTTCACGATTTTTCTCGTTAACAATCACTGGAACAATACGACGATTACCAGTCAAGTCTTTGATATATCCAAAGTCATTTGTCGTTCTAGCGATAACAAACCGTCGCCGATGTGTTGTGCTAACATAACCGTAGCTCGCTCTAAATGTTAACTTCGTACTTGAAACAAATTTCTTAAATTCAATGGCTGACTTACCACTTGAAACGAGCATCTCGTCATCGTTTACCAATAAGCTGCCACTCATCACTTCTAAACTGTCTTTGTCTCGGAATGATGTAATTTGGTCTGTGTAGTATTGACCGCCTATTCGTTTCAAAAATTGTGTTTTTCCAGTACCTTGACGACCGATAAAGTCAATTGTGTACTGCCAATCAACGGTATAACCATAGGCACCCGCAACCATGTACATGATCATGGTTTTAATCGCTTCATCGGCTGCTGGATTACCAAAGAATACCGTTCCTAGTGAATCTAATCGCTTCACGCCATCCCAATTTTTCTCATGCCTATCAAATGTTTCTGCTGGCTCGCTAAATTGATTTTCAACTGCGATAATGTTTAACGCTTCCCGTATCTTATTCGGTGGAAACATGCCGTCGAATGTACGTTCGAGATAGACCTGAAGTATTGGAAAAAAGCGATCGTTTATTTCACCTATTTCAACCCAAGTTTTTTCAATAAGCGCACGTTTGCGATTGATGACGTGCCCTGTGAAATCGTCCATTGCAATATCTAAATCAGTTTTGCGAAGTATTTCAGCGACTTGTGCTGCTTTCATTTAACGCCTCCATTTTTCCCATGCGTTGTCGACTTTTTTTAATAGCTCTTGTGGTTTGTATGTTGATGTTGGCGTTGACTCGTCCGATAACATCACCATGTAGCTGACCGCCTCATAACTAGCACCCATTGCGAACAACATCCAGATAAAACTAACAATCGTATCATCATGTGTTCCAACTTCACCCCAACCATTTTTAATCACATCGAACAATGGTTGTGAGAGAAACTCGTTATCATTGCTTGTGACAAAACCTTTTGAGCTTTTAACTTCTGGTTCGGTATTCCGAATGAAATCAAGCAACTCGTCACTCGGTTCAGGCAAGTTATCTAGTTCTGGCAACTCACTATGAATGACAACATAGTTATTTTTACTAGCTTTTATGTCAACACCTTTTACCAACGGTACTTTTTGAGTTAGTTTTTCACCATTCTGTGGCTGTTTAAAGTAGGCGTGATAACCGCGCGCTGTTTTCTCGATATAACCGTTTCTGACCAGTGGTGCTAAACGGTCATAAACTTGCTGATTATCAAAATCAACTACGAACCAATCATCGCCACCTGCAATAACTGCGATATCATAATCTGATTTCCAATTGGTCAACACCCACCGTTTATCGCTCTCAACTGTTGCAAAAGGCAGTATCGGCTTTTTGTCAACCACAGGTGTTATTCTGTATCCTGATTTTAAAGTGTTTACTGCCTCAATCTTTCTCATTCTGTGATTTCTTCTTTCGAGTGTGTGAAGTTGTTGTTGACATGCTTATTACCTTTAGCGTCTTCGTAGTCGCGTTGTGTTACTTTTGACCAGAACGTTAAGTCAACCAGTGCAAGTAATACTTCTGCAACATGTTCATCTCCCTTGCGGAAGTCATCAGCTGACAAGATACCAGCCATTTGAACAGATACGATTAAAGCTGTAAGGCGATTAACGTTGTTCTGTAAGCGGCTCATCTTCACTTGCGCGCCGTTCTTGTCACGAGTTTCAATACTAAATGTTTCACTAGCTTGTTCACCGTTTTGCGTTGCGTAATCGACTGCAAATGATTGACCATTCTTAAATGGATCAAAGCGCACATCAGTAATCGTCAAGTTGTAAATGCCTTCTTCAAGTGGATTGAAGCCGCCTTCTGATACAACGTCTTCGTTAGTTGCGTTAGCTGCTTGGTTAAAAATATCGTTAAAATCTGTCATTAGTTCTTATCTCCTGTTTTCTTGTTCAATAGTGCTTCGCGACGTGCTAATGCCGCTGCTTTACGTTCTTGACCCTCACGTTCTGGGTCGGCTACATTTGCGAGGTGTGGTGGTAGTTCTTCCTTTTTCCAATAACCACGGTGCGCTCGCCACTCCGGTTTGTGACCGTCTTTGATGATGTAAATTTCACCATCAATTCGACCTTTTAACCACGAGAAGTTTTTTGCTCTGGCGTCACTTTGTATTTCACCATCAGCATCAGTTGTCGTTCGCGCAATGAACACTGCGGTTAAATCACTTTTGACAACTTCAAGAATGATTTTCTTAAAGTGACCGTTCAAGTTTGACCAACCCGTGAAACTATTACTCATATCAGCGATTGTTCCGCCGTTAGTAATTTCTTTTTCAATGCCATCAAGTAAATCTTCAATCGTATCAATGACGATTGTTTTATAACCTGCTGACTTGATTTGTGGAATAACATCAATGACCTCACGCCATGACATTGAGTCATGTAAGTCAACACCGTCACGTCCTTCTTTAATAGCGTTACCATCAAATGATAAGAAGAACGGTGTTGGAAAGTCACCTACAAATGTAGTTTTTCCTGCCATAGCCTCACCCGAGACCATGATGTTATCCGGCAAAGGACTCTTTAGTTGAATATCCTTGCTTGGTTTATTAATTGTGATCATATCTTTCCTCCAAAATAGTGATAAGCCCACTCACTACCATCATTAACTGCTGCTGGGTTGCCATGTCCTCGTGCGATTTCTAAGGCGCTTTTCATCTCGTCCCATACATCAAGTTGCGCTTGTTTTAACTCGCCTTGACTTAACGTATACTCGTGAATAAATGGTGTCTTGTCAGACTTTTTGATAAATACCAGCGTTGCTTTTTCTGTGCCAAGCACGAGTGCATAAAACGCAATTTGTTTGATATATTGCTCAAGTGAATCAGGCGCCCATTCGCGTTGAATCCACTTATCAAATTCCATGCTTTGCAATGTTTTAATATCGTAGACACTCACATCACCGTCATCATCGTTAATCACATCGGCGAAACCATGAAACCGTGAACCGTCATCATTACTAATAGTCAACTCTTGCTCATATATTTTTTCACCTTTGATATTGTCAAAGTATTCTGATAAAGATTGACCAACCTTTACGGCTTCATTAGTCCACGATAGCAAGCCACCACGCTTCGATTTAACGCGTTCTAATGTCTCTTCTGGTAAATCATCTAGCGTGCCGTTTTCAGCGTACGTGTGAACGATTGTGCCGTAATCAAGCGCTTTGTTATCACCAGTCCACCACGGATAATCACCAGTCAAATCATACAAGGCACGTGCTGGGTTTTCACTGAACTTTCGTGCTCGTGTTGGTGACATGCGTTTAATATTTAAATCAATTGCTTTTTGGATAACTTTTTTTAAATCATTTTCCATGTTGTACCTTCTCAATTTCCCAAGCTGGCGTTTTCCACTTTTTGATTTCTTCGAGTGTTTCCACAAAGGCTTTTTCTTTGACAACTGTACGATCTGGAAGAGCCGTTGCATTACTGATAGTGAAATAATTTCTTTGTCCAAGTACGTCTACCAAATACAACCGATACAATTGTTCTTTAACCTTGAACTTGATTGATGTATCGCCACCTAGATAACGTAATAGTTCTTTTTCTTCTTGGCTGCTTAGTCCGGCCTTAATATTTTGGTATCTGTTAGATTCGGTAAAAAGAACATTTAACGGAAATACTCTCTCTTTCAATTCTTGAATAAAATCTAATTGTTCTTGTGTTACGTAATAAGTTGTCATTATTTAATCCTCAAACATTTCTGCATTGAAGTTTTGTTTTAATATCAATGCGTTCCAGATATTGTCGTCAATCGTGCCATGAACCACTAGATAATCACGTGTGATTTTAGTGTCTTGACCGATACGATAATTGCGATATTTTGACTGGTCAAAGTCAATTGAGCTATCAGGTAGTGACCACCAGATTGCGTGTTTGTACTCGTTCAACGTCAACCCTGAACCACTTGTGATTTGGATTAATGTGAAGTCGCCACCTGGTGTATACTCGTGACCGTTAACATGACCAACTGTGTAATCTTTCAATGCTTCATTCAACAAATCGAGCTCGTTGTCATACGTGTAAAAGATAATTGTTTTGTCTTTTGCATACTCTTCTTTGACACTGTCAAGCCATTCAAGTTTTGCCTTGTTGTTCTGATTTTGTCTCTGATAAATACGTCTAGCTGTTGGATTAGCAAAGATAACCTTGTCGTCTTTTCGATACGACATTTTAGTTTTCTTGTACTCACGGTCTGGGTCAAAGTCGATAACATTTTCAATCACATCAGGTAGTTCGGCAATATCATCTAAAGTCACAACATCTGATGTAATTGATTGAAACCAACTCGTTAATCGCTGTTCGTTCTTGCCAACGTGCCAGATAGGATATTTACTCCAATG